GCTTATATCTTTGATCCATTTTCAAGTTCTAAACTACCTTTATTCCATGATATGATACCCTGTTGCATCCAAGTGGGTAAATTTTCATAAGCAAGTTGTAATCTACCTAATAAATCACGAGCAGTTGATGCTTTGTTTGCTAGAACTGCAATATTAACATTGTCATTAAAAACAGCATAATGTAAAATATACGATATACAGGTTGTAGATTTACCTGTCTGTCGAGGCATTTTACATATGTTAAATCTATTCTTATGAAATCTATCAATTAACTTCTCTTGAAAATCATACATATTGAAAGGAACGAGACCCTCATCAAGAGATACAATTTTTATATATTTTCTTGCAAAATAAACAGGATCATTCTTACACTTTACAAATTCAATGACATTCTCTTCAGTGAATTCGATTGGTGTATTTGCTTTTTTTAAATTAGGATTACCAAGATATACATTATCAGACATGATGTTTACCTATTCATCAATTTATTAATTCTCATATTTTTATCTGCTCTCCAATTTGATGGTTCATATGATGCCATTATATTCTCTCCACCACCTTGTCTTACTGCTTGTATTTTTTTAAGCAATACTTGTTTTTTAATTTGATCTGCTCTCTTCTGCTTTGCTTTTATCGCTGGATCTTCCTTTGGTTGTTCATCATTCATTTCACTTATTTGTTCAGTTCCTTTCCATACACCATTTGATACAACGGGTCTCATATGTGCTGGTCCTACAATATCAATCACTTTAGCATATAAAGTTCCATCAGAGTTTTCAATATCAATTGATTCAGATTGAGTTTCGTTTTCAATTTCTTTTCTGACTTCCTTTTTCATTTGATCCCTCTCTTTTCTTTTTTGTGTAGCAGCAGAAGCAGTCATATTTGACTGTCTAAATTTTTTGACAGCATCGACTTGTTTTAAACGAAGTTGTTGTCTTTTTTGTGCTAAATCCACGATTTACTTGGTCTTATCTTTATTATTTAGAAACTGTTGTTTTATCATCTTTGAAAGATCTGATGTTGACCCTACAAATAAAGCATTATTTGTGACTGTATTTGTTGTTTGTTTCTTATCTTCATCTACTTCTTTTACCTTCTTTTGCAGATCTAACAACTTATCTGTTGTGTCTGCTACTGATTTAATTATCTGCCCTGCGACCTCATATGCTCTTGGACTCGCACTCTCTCCTGCAAGTTCTAGAATACCATTAAGTGATTCTTGCCCCTTTTCAATTAGAGAATATAAATTAGCACGAGTGTATTCATAATCTTTTTCAATATCCTCAGATTTTTTTTCTTTCTTTTCTAATTTAACATCTTTCTTTGAAGGAACAATCGCTTCAACCTCAGTGTGAGTATTCAATGCTTCATCAATAGGATCGTAACTAGACATAGTATTCATTAGATATCACTTTGTTTTGTAGGACTATATGATTTACCATCATCAAAAAATGATTCAAATTCATTAAATCCAAAGTCATCACCTGGAACAATCGCAGCATCATCAGCAGTTGTTAACAGATTTATAGTTGATGCTGATGTATGTTGTGCTGGAATTGAACTATCAAATCCTCTCTTCACAATGATAGTAGTAGCATCAACGATTTGGGATATCTTCATAATTTCACTATCAATTACAATTCGATCATTAACACTAAGTGAAGCAGAGGCTGTTACACTTATTCTGGTTTCAGTAGTTGTCAAGTCTTCTGTAATTGTTGTAGTTTGATCATTGTTGTAATCTTTAAGTGCTTTTGGTGTAGCAACATAACGCATTTGTCTTCTTGCTGATGCTGCAGTATCTGATGCGTAATCCACCTGAACTTTCTTGATTAATCCATCGCTAGTATCTGAAACAGGACCAAATAGATATGTCTTTGCTGTAAATTGTAATGTGTATATTAATGCTGTTCTTGTTGTAAAGTCTCCTTCATATTCATCTCTAAACGATATATTATCTAAAACAATTGGAACATCTCTCTTCTCTCCAATTGAACTCACTAAGTTAACTGTAATATTAAAAGATGGTTGGAAGTATGGTAATATTTGTTCGATGATTTGTAGAGCATCATCATTTAATTTTGAAAATATACTAAGTTCAAATCCAATATTATATGGAACAGGCATGAATACCTTTTTCAAGTTTGTACCATCTGATGCTTTGAATGTTTGAGTAATACCAGATTTACGAGTCGCATCATATTGAATTGATGTCATTTCAAATGACATTCTTGGAAGAGTTATAGCAACTGCTTTTGTTAGGTTTGCTTGTTCTCTAATTTTCGCAAAGAACTTTTGTTGAGGACCATAAGCAAGACCAACTTTAGTTTCATCTAATGTAGTGTTATCAATATTTTCATGTTTAATAAAAATATCATTAAATAACGTACCAAAACCAATAATCGTTTTGCGAATGATTTCGTGATAATAATAAGTACCTAACATCAATAATCTCCAAATGGGTTGTTCTCAGTAAAATCAAGTAGAGAATCCGACTCAGTTTCTATTTCTTCATTTGAATCAAAAGGATCATTAAAACTGTTATCGTCATAAGAATCTACAACATATCTAGCCGATGAGATAGATCCCACTATCACCTCTCCAGCACTAAATCTTCCACTATTTAGAGATACTTGCAGTTCAACTGGTGGATTTAAAGAACTTATATCATCTCTTATCTTAAAGTTTCTAACTCTTGCTGTTGTTCCAGATAATGAACCAGTAACAATTTCATTATAGATATATGTTCCAACTCCAGTTGTAGAAATACCAGAAAATTCTATTGTTGGAGCAACTGTATATCCAGAACCAACATTATTGAAATCAACTCTACCTATTGAACCATCGTCATCAACAACAGCTGTCGCAATTGCAGTTGTACCACCTATACCAGTTGATCCAGTAAATGTAATCGTAGGTGTGACAGAATATCCCTTACCTTTAACAAGTGAAGATATTGTTGAAATACCACTATCAACAATTCCAAAGGTAATTGCTGCACCAGCACCACCACCACCATTTAAAATAATTAATGGTGGGTTATTTGTATCATATCCAGAACCAGGATTCATGATTCTTATTTCTTTCAGAGACTTAACACCACCTTTTGATGTTGTAATAGCAACAGCTGTTGCTTGTTCTCCAGATGGTGGTGGTGATATCTCAACTGATGGTGCAGTCCTGTATCCAAAACCATCATTTATTAATGAAATAAATCCAATCATTCCAGTGCCACCTATTACAGCAGTTCCTGTTGCTGTGGTTGCAGATCCAATTAAATTAACAGTTGAAATATATCCTTCATCTTCTACAGTGTTATCAACTTCTTCAATTGTGGTGTCAATGAGTTCATTTTCATATTCATATAACTCACAATTTAATTCATATACATAATTTTTCCCTAACTGATAAAATGGTTTTTCTGATTCAACTCTCTTAATTTCAAACAATCTTTCTCCAAGAGGAAAATATATTAAATCACCTTCTTTTGGTCGATTAATTAAATCTTCAAAAGTAAAATCAGTTATAAAACCATCCTTTATACCAGAGGAAATACCTTCCAAAAATGGTGCTATAAATTCTTCAAATCGTTCTCTTGATATTGTTAAACTTACTTCATTTGTTAATCTTAATCCAAATTTAGTCATTAAATCACTATTTGGATTATAACCCTCATAGTTATTCAAATATGCCTCTATAGCAAAAGAATCATCAAATTTTGATGATTGAACTTCTCGAATAATATTATCAGTTTTAAAAATTTTTCTAGGTAAATAAAATACTTCTATACCATAAATTTTTAACTGTTCATTAATTACATCTTGGAGTAAAAACTGCTCGTTTTTAGATCCTTGTAGAAAGAAGGGATTTAATGCCATGTGTCACTATCCTATAAAATCGAGAGGTGGCAACTCGTATTCGAGAGACATTCTTTGTTTTATGTCTGCCAATTCTCTTTCAGCATCTTCGTAATATTGTCTACCATTTAACTCAATTCCACCTGGTAATCGAGTTCCACTAAATTTCATCATATTCAATCCCCACTGCCTTTTAATTAAAAGTGTCAAATATCTTTTTAAGAAACTATCATTAAAAACTTTTGTAAATTGTGTAGGATCTAATGCTCTTTGGCAATCAATAACTAAAAAAGTATCCTTTGATTGTGCCTTCCAATCAATATCCAAATATAACCTATTCTGTCTTTTATTAAATCTTATTTGTTTATCTGTCGTTAATAAAAAATCTATATCTTCTAGATATCTCTTCGTCATCGTATATTGAAGTAATTCAACAGAATTGAAGTAATAAAGATCATTTAAAAATAATTGATATTTAATACTAAACATTCCACCTGATATTGAACTTGTATCAAATTTAAATATTCTTTCAATTCCTATAACAGAATCTGGAACTTGAATGAAATTAGAGTTTTCGTAAAAATTGGAGGTTATTGTTCCAATTCCACTTATATTTGCAGTTCCTGTTGTTGTAACTATTCCAACACCATCTGTTCCACTTCCACTTGCTCTTTTAATATCATCTTCACTTATTTGATATTTTAAATACATTCTTTCGACACCATCAAAATGTCTCTCGTTGAAATACTGAATTGCATCATCAACTAAATCATCAATTTGATCATCATCTACATTTATTTCCAGAACAGGTGCACCTAGTTGTCTCAAACAATAATCAACTAGTTCCTGTCTAGTGGTTGGTTTTGCCATTAATACGAGCCTCCATCAATCAATCCAGCAGTTAGTGTTCCAGTTACATTCTGGTCTCCTGTAACAGTGAGTAAACTTCCATTAAATGTTAAGTTACCATTATCTTGAAGTAACCCTCCAGATCCAACATAAACAACACGACCAGCAGTTAAATTACCAGCTTTTATTGTACCACTATTTGTTTCACCAGTAACACTTAATGTTGTTGCCAATATACCACTCTGTGCATCTATTGCACTATTAAATGTAGAAATCCCAGAGGTAACAATTATACCAGAAGCAAAAGTTGCAATCCCAATAAACGTAGAAACTCCAGTAATATTCAGATCAGTAAAAGTATTTGGTGCATTTGAAATTGCTGTCTCTATGGTCGATGTTGTTACTGCATCTAAAGAAACAATATTTTTTAATTGACGAGCAGAACTTAAAACTTCAGTATTACCTATGAAAACAGATCCAAAAGAACCAACACCAGATACATTCAGATCATCAAGTTCAGTATGACCATCTACATCTAAATCTCCGTTTGCATCAATATTTCCTGTAAATGTAGATACACCTGTAATCTGGAGATCTCCCCCTACATTTAAATTTTTAAATATTCCTACACCACCAGATATTTTTACTGATCCTGTTGTTGAACTTGTAGAGTCCGTTAAGTTAGAAAAAGATGAAATACCAGATATAATTAGGTTGGCACCATCAATTTCATCAGTTAAAACAAATTTTTCAGTTGTTATATCCCATACTAGTATTAAACCATCTTCAGTTTTTCTTGTCGAATTGACATCACTTAAATTATTTAATCTCGTGGGAGGTGCTGATGCATTAGATAATACTCTAATTACATTTTGTGAACCAATTCTATCATTTATGGTTGTCATTACCTTGTTACTCCAGATCTAACGAGTGCTGAACCCTCTATGGCTTTGTATTCCCGACCATTAACTGTCAATATTTTAATATCATAGACATATCTACCAGGTTTCAAGTTCACTGTATTTGAAGCAGTAAGAGATATAGAAATTATACCTGTCTCAGCATTAGAAATCGTAGTTGCAAAAGCAACATTAGTTTTAGACGCTGAGTGTTTTCGAAGCATTCCTGATGTAGATGCTCCAGTTAAATCTAAAAAAGCGTTGGTACGAGTATCCTCCAACTGAAAGGAAGTATCAAAGTCAAACCCTTGCTCTATCGTGATATTGGATACATATACTGCCATTATTAGTCAATACGGTTTTAAATATTTATATCTAAGAGGATTTATTGATTAATCCTGATATTAATGATTTAAGTTCATCAACTTCATTTCTTAATCTTTGAATTTCACTCTCTTGAATATTTTTTTGTTCCTGCAGTTTTTTGTACTGCAGGTAACTTTGGGTGTCAGTGTTTATTATTGCACCCGATCTTTCATCTCTAAAGAGATGTTTATGTCCTTTAACTGGAATCACTATGCTAATGCGATAACTCTTAAATCTTTGAATCTTGGAGGATATGCCTCATTTGTTCCACTAGATACAATCTTAATTTGGAATCCAACAAATTCATCCAAATCATCCACAGTAAATTCATACTCCTTAAACTCATCATCTTTACTTGCTGAAACAAATACATCAGGTTTTCCATTATTAAATCTAGGATCAACAATAATCTTATCAATACCAACATTTCTTAGATTGTCAAAACCAGGAAATAGTTCGTATGATTGTTCTATTTGATCCGAATCAGTTTTGAACAATCGATATAAAACTCTAAAGTCTGCTGATTCATGTCGATAAGCACTTACTAATACTTTTAATGATGTTGATGCTTGTTTTAAATCCACTTTCTGTGAAATATAACAAGTGGCATGTGGATCACCTGATATATTATTTGATCTAGTATCTGTTGCATAATCTGATATTGGTTTATTTAATCTATTTCTTAAGAATCTAAATGCACCATTCATTGTATCCAGTACAGGTGATAGATTTGAATCATTTGTGCTAAACCTAGTTAAAAGTGTAACTGATTTATTTCTAGGTAAACTACCTAATCTAGAATCTTCATTTGGTTCAGAACATAATAATCTTGGTGAAGATAATCCATTAATTTGATTAAATTCAACACTTTCAAATCCTTTATCTACAAATGATATTTCAGAACCACCCTCACTTGTTCCAGAAACTGATCTTAGTTGAGTTGAAACTGTTGTTGTTGGTGCTGGTACAAATACATTAAATGAAGGAATAAACGCATCATACTGGAAGTTTTGAGTAGCTACTGATTGACTTGCTCCCCCAACCTTTTCATCTGTGAAACTAACTTGATTTACTCCACTTGATCTATCAAGT